GATGTATACGGCGTTAAGGTCTTTGTAACGACCAACGCTGATACAGCAACGACAACGACTACCCGTGTTGCTCTGTTGGCACACCCAGAGGCATTTGTTCTGGTTGACCAGCTTGGTGTTCGTGTTCAGACCCAGTACAAACAAGAGTACCTCGGTACCCTGTTGACTGCTGACACGCTCTTCGGTGTTGGCGAGTTGCGTGATACCTCTGCTGTGGCTCTTGCTGTTCCTGCCTAATCAGGAATAACAATCGGGGGTTGGCTCACAAGGCTGGCCCCCTTCTAACCACTTAAGGAGATTATTATGGCTGTTTCTCAAGGTCGTTCCCAGTTTCAGGGTTTGTTCTCTGAGATGTGGGCAGTTTCTGAGACTGTAGACTTCGGTGCTGCTGCTACTGGCTCTGGCACCTTTGCTTCTGCAAACATCACAGTTCCTGGTGTTGCTCTTGGTGACATCGTTATGGGCATCTCTGCTGGCGTAGACACTGTCGATGCCGTTATCGGCGGTGCAGTAACTGCTGCTAACACAGTAACCCTGACGCTTCTAAACAACACTGCTGGCGCAGTTGATCTGGCTTCTACAACTCTGAAGTTTGTTGTAGCACGTCCAGCGTTCTAAACCTTACGGTTTTGCCTCTTAGGAGGCTTTTCTATAGCATCTTCACTGAGGTTGCTATAGAAAACAATATAGAGGAATAATATGATACCTCGCTGCTACCCTACTACCTATGCAACCGCAAACGGTACAACTAAATTAGTCGTAAACTCGCTCGGAAGCATTTCTGGTTTAACTGCGTGGGTTGACTATATTCCCACAAAGAAATTAGGTTCTGCCCCAGCACAGTACAACACTTATGATAACAGTGGTGCTATGTTCGTAGATGTTCTTGCTAGTCTTACAGGTAAAGTCGCAGGCATTGATTACATCAATATCTACGAAGATGCTACATTAACCAAGGCTTGGTCAACAGACGCAAGCGGTTATATTCCAATCTGGTACTAACATGGCGATATATCGTGGTCCCGGTGGCCCCGGCGATGCAACAGCCGATCAAGCAAACACAGCACAGTTAGCACTTACTTATGCTAACCAGTCGGCTGCTAGTGCTGCTGCTGCGGCGGCATCGGCTCAGAGTACCATTGACTTTACTAGCGATTTAGATGTAGTAGTCTCTTCGTTGCCTGCTGGCTCTACACCGACTGTATCGTATAACTCTACAACTGTTTCGCTGTCCTTTGGTATTCCTGATGGTGCTACTGGCCCGACAGGCCCTACAGGCCCCTCTGGACCAACCGGACCAACAGGCTCTCCCGGTCCTACTGGTCCAACAGGACCGACTGGTCCTACAGGTCCGACTGGATCAGCAGCTACGATTGCTGTAGGAACCACAACTACAGGCCCTGCTGGTAGTCCAGCATCTGTAACCAACAGTGGTTCATCTTCTGCGGCAGTCTTTGACTTTACCATTCCTGATGGTCCTACCGGCCCAACAGGCGCTACAGGGCCAACTGGACCGGCTGGTACGTCTGGACCCACAGGTGCTCCGGGACCGACTGGGCCAACAGGTGCGACTGGTCCTACAGGGCCTACAGGCTCCCCTGGCCCGACTGGCTCACCCGGACCTACCGGCCCTACAGGACCAACAGGACCAACAGGGCCTACTGGACCGACTGGGGCTACTGGTCCTGCTGGCCCAGGTGTTGCTGCTGGCGGCACTACTGGGCAATATCTAAAGAAGGCTTCTAGCACAGACTATGACACCACATGGGATACTCCTACTGGCGGTCAATTTGAAGGAGCTGCCGCCAACAAGGCAATCTTCTGGAACGCTCAGTCGATTGCAGAAAACATAACGATAGTTAGTACACATAATGCTGGTTCTATTGGGCCTATCACAGTTGATTCTGGGTACACGGTAACGATAGATTCTGGCGCACGATGGGTGGTGATCTAATATGGCAATTACTTTAGACGGTACTAACGGTATTACAACTCCAGATTTAGATTCGTCTGGCCCTATTACAGGAACAACAGGTACTTTTAGTGGTGCTGTACAGGCCAGCGGTGTATCAACCAATCTTTACCCGTTGGTTTCTGCTACTGCTGTTACCTGTGCCGGTCAAACATCTATTGACTTCACAGGAATTCCATCATGGGTAAAGCGCATTACTGTGATGTTTGATGGTGTGAGTACGAGTGGAACCAGTTTGTTTCTAGTTCAATTAGGGGACGCTGGTGGAGTTGAAATTACTGGGTACAATTCTCGAGCAAACTCCATAACCACCACGCCAGCCGTCACCGCTACGACAAATACAGCGGGTTTCGTTTTAGGCGCTACTGCTTTGGCGGCTGCTAGCACCTACTCAGGAACGGTAAGTATTGTAAAACTTGATGGAAACGCTTGGGTTTATTCTTCTTTGATTATTCGAGACGGAACTGCAAGTTCTAACTTTGGTGCTGGCTCAAAAACCTTATCCGATACGCTGACCCAAGTACGCATCACAACAGTTAACGGCACAGACACTTTTGATACCACGCCGTCTGCTGGCACAATCAACATCCTTTACGAGGGTTAGCCATGACACACAGAACCGTAGTAGATGTCCAAACAGGCATAGTTACACAGGTTGAGTACACGCCTGAAGAACAAGCAGTCCATGACGCAGCAGTCGCAGCACAAGCATTGGCTGAAGAACCAGCATTGACTGATGCGATGCCACAGGAAGGCGTGTAATGTCATCAATCAAACTAGAGAGCAACGCTAGCGGTACTGGGATATTTACGATTGCCAGCCCCAATAGCAACACAAACAGGACGCTAAGTATTCCTGATACAACCACGACTATCGTTGGTACAGATGCAACCCAGACGTTGACTAACAAGACGCTTGGCTCTGGTTTGGTGATGTCTGTCAGTACACTAACTTCTGGAACAGCCGTTGTTAATCCAACTAGTCCAGCAAGTGCAAGCATTGACTTTACTGGTATACCTAGTTGGGTAAAACGGATTACAGTTATATTTAGTGGGCTTAGTCTTAGCAGTACAGCAGATATTTTGGTGCAACTAGGAGACTCTGGCGGCATTGAAACCACCGGATACATATCATCTGGTTCCGCAACTGGAACAGGCGCAGCCATTTCTAATTCTACTGTTGGTATGATAATTCGTTCTGCCGCCGCTGCTTCTATTACAAGCGGAATTATGACAATCCAAAATCTAACTGGAAATTCATGGGTAGCAAGTTATGCTGGCAAGCAAGCTTCAACTGCTTCTTCTTATGGCGGTGGTGATAAAACCTTATCCGACACATTAACTCAAATTCGGATCACAACAACTAGCACCGATACATTCGATGCTGGAACTGTCAACATAATGTATGAGTAAACTATGAGCACTTTAAAAGTCAATGCAATTACAGACGCTAGTGGTGGCAATACCGCTACGATAAATAGCATGACCCCTACTGCGGATAGTTTGCAGGGCTTCCGCAACCGCCTAATTAACGGCAGTATGGTTATAGACCAAAGGAACGCTGGTGCGAGCGTTACTCCTAACAGTTCTTACACCCTAGATAGATGGAGAAGTTACAACACACAAACTAGCAAATTTACCGTTCAACAAAATGCTGGCTCTGTAACACCCCCAGTAAGGTTTAAAAATTATCTTGGGGTTACTTCTTCATCTGCATATTCAGTTACCAGTTCAGATTATTTTGGAATGTTTCAACCAATCGAAGGTTTTAACTTTGCCGATATGGATTGGGGAACGGCTAATGCTAAAACTGTTACATTATCATTTTGGGTGCGTAGTTCTTTAACTGGCGCTTTTGGTGGTGCATTAGGTAATGCGGCATTTGATAGAAGTTATCCGTTTACTTATACAATTTCTGCCGCTAATACATGGGAATATAAAACAATTACGATTGCTGGTGATACAACAGGAACTTGGGTAGGTGCAACAAATGGAGTTGGTGTTTATGTTATTTTTGCATTAGGTGCTGGTTCGACTGTAAGTAGCACAGCGGGAGCATGGGCAAGTGGTTTCTTTGTTTCAGCCACAGGCGCAACATCAGTAGTCGGAACAAACGGCGCAACCCTGTACATCACAGGCGTTCAACTCGAAGTAGGCTCTGTTGCTACACCGTTTGAGCGCAGACCGTATGGTAC